CCTCGGCGTACGAAAACCGTTGCCGCCGGAGCCCAAGGTCGCCCGGGTCGAAGGGTGTGGCGGACATACCCATGAACTGCGGCGCCGGTGCGGCGGATCCAGCACTGGCGCCGGAAGTAGCAGTCAGGCCCGAGCCGGGATCACCCGCAGTGCCGCCGGCCTCGGCCGGCACGTCGGCGCGAGCCTGACCGCCGTAGTAGGTGTTGTTGAGGTACTCGGCGATCGCCGCGACAGGTCCCATACCAGGAGGACCCATCAGACCAACCAGGGCGGGGCCGCTACTGGCGTACCGCCCCAGCGCACCGGTTACGGTGTCCATGAACGACGGCTCGGCCGTGGGCACACCATAGGACGGGGTCGTCGGACCGGGCCCGGGCGCCTGCACCCCCGTTGCGGACTCGAAGTCCTGAACCGACGGCGTTGGGTCCGCGAACGAAGCCGCGTCGTTGCTCGACGCCGTCGTGGTATCACCCGCACCAGTCCCCCAGCCGTCACCGGCCCCGGATATGTCGTAGTACTCCAAGAGGCCGGTGCGCGGGTTGCGGGTGCCCGCGCCGCCCATGGCCTCGAGCATGGCCTTCTCGCGCGGGTTGACGTGCGCCAGCTCGGTATCGCCGAAGCGCCCCTGCTGCCGGACCGCTTCCAGCGACGGCGCCGCGGCGGCATTCTGACCGAACACCCGGTCGAGGACGGACTGGACATGGCTAGGCGTCAGCATGGTCACCCCCGCAGCTGGCGGATAAGTGTCGAGAGCGTCGCGCCGAGGGCGGCGACGTCCGCGGCGAGGCGCTCGACGTCTCGGAGCAAGGCGACGTAGTCCGTCGCAGACGGCACGGACGCGCCGGATATCACGAAGCCCGCGCCGTTGGCTGTAAGCGCGCGAAATGTCGGCGCCTCTGGAGGCACTACCGTCAGATCGCCGCGCAAGACGGCGCGGCTGACGAGATCCCGTTCGCCCCGGATGCCGGCGAGGAGCTCGACGTTCTGCCGCAGCGCCTCGAGGATCTGCCCCTGGACGAAGTCGACGCCTGTCTGGGGGACCGCAGGTATGGACGTAAACCGTCCGGCCATCATACTCTCCCAAGCGCAATCGGCGTATCGCCGAGGTGGATCGCACGCACCCGGATGGAGCCTTCGACCTCCACCTCGTACGTATCCGTCTTATACCCTGCGGGAAGCCGAAACACATCACTGCTACCACGTGTGGTAGTAAACACCAGGACCTTGTTGGCGTACAGCCGAAATGTCAGCGGGTCGGCCTGATCCCATAGTAGATCAGTCTCCTCCCACAGCGTATCGATGTCCTCCCATACCGGAGATCCGCTGGCCAGCTCGTAGTCAGCCACAACGCGAGCGGCGCCGAAATTGGTGAAGTTCTGCATGACGAACGTCTTGGACTTCCACCGCTGCACCATGGCGGGCTGATTCGGCGCATCCCAGCGGTAGATGTCGCCAGAGGTCCCGGATACGAGGTAGAGCACCCCGGCCAGGGTGTCTCGCCACGCGGCCGTGAACGTGAACTGGATGTCGACGAAGAACGCCGGTATCTCGTTGCCGCCTGCCTCGAACATCAGCGCCGCGGTCGAATGCGACGCGAGATAGCCGTCCTTGTGCAAGGTCGCTACGATGGTCGCCGGATCAAGCGCCGAGGTCCAGGTGTCGCTGCTGTGGATGGACTTCGTCAGAAGCTGCGCCGCGTTAGCCGGCGAGTAAACGGCTAGACCGTCATGCGTCGCCCAGACGACGCCGAAGCTGGTCTCGACGATGCTACGAGCTGCAAGGCATGGGTAGCGAGCCGACAGCCGCGCCACCGACACGATCGCAGGATCCGACCCCTCGACGACGAACGGGAAGCCTTCGGTTAGAACCAGCAGCCGCCCGCCTACCTGCGCAAGCCCGACGATCGCACTCTCGAACGACCGCTTGTACTTGGCCGGCCACGCGTGAAACACGTTAGGCTCGGAGAAGTACAAGTCGTTGCCGACAAATCCAGCGAGGATATTGTTCTGCATCACCGTCAGACCGGCGAGGTTCGCCGGCGGCGGCTCGTAGTCCGCGGTATCGAGAGATCCGAGCAGGCTGCGAAAGCTGAAATCGTCGATGAAATCAAACGACGTTTCGCCCCAGTAGCGTGCCGCGCTAGCAGGTGGGTTCTCCGATACGTCGTAGTACAGTGTGCCCGACACGGACGCCACCGGTGCGTCAACAGCGGTTTGCGCGATCGTGAACGTCGTGCTCGTCGGAATGGATACGACGACCGCATCCACCGCGTTGAACGTCGGGATCCCTGCCACCTTGACTCGATCTCCCTCGAGCAACCCGTGAGCGTGCATCGTGGTGAGCGTAGCGACGTTGTTCGCGCGAGCTGCGCGCGTGATGGGGTTAGGAAACCACAGCGTAGCCAACCGCAGGTACTCGGCGTCGGTGGTCGTCCCGGCCTGTGTCCGATACAGGCGAATGGCACGCACGAAATTGCTGCCCGCGGGCGGCGTCGAGGGCAGCCCGGAGACGACTATCACCTGCCCTTCTTGCACGAACGCCGCCGTCGAAGGCTCCGACCCTATCGACTCCTCACCCCACGGGGTGAACCATGTGTACACGTAGGAACGCGCCTGGATCTGGTCGCCGAGAGAAACGCGGCCGGACGACGAGAGTTTCGGCGATGCCGTCGACGCAAACGCGACCCCGGCCGCGTAGTACGAGATCGACGTTGGGCTGAGGACCGTGACCTCGGTCGTGGTGTTCAGATCACGGATGTCCCAGTTCACGTTACCACTGGTGGCGCCAGATGCGGTATCCTGACACGTAAACGTGTTAGCACTGGTCACCGTCACAGGATACCGGTTCGACGTCGCAGAACCAGACGTGAAGACCAGTACGACGCTGGCTCCGGAGATAAGCCCGTGGGCGTCGATCGTGCACGTGATCAGCCCGTTGGCGTCGCGTGTGTACGAGCCGGCCAGGAAGGTGAACCCGGTCACGGTGATCGTCGCGCCAGACCGCAGGTTATGCGGCGCTGCGGTGGCGAGCGTGACGTTCTGCCCTGTATCGCGCGTCACAGACACGGACGTAGCCGGCGAGAACGGAGCCGGTGTCGCTGTTGGGACGGCAGACGGAAGCGGAAGCCCAAGATCGTAGAACTGCGATGGATACGGCCCCGCCCCGGCAGTTGCCAGAGCGTACGTGCTGACCTTGGGCCGACCATCACCGGAGTAGAAGAACCGCTGCTCCTCGGCGACGTCCGTCGCAGGCGTGACGACACTCACCTCGGCGGCCCACGACAGCCACTTCAGACCGCCGGCGGGGTCGCGCAGAGCGTATAAGGTCTTGATCGGCCCAGTACGCCCTGCGTTTGCCACGATTGCCGGCGCCGGCATAGGGATGAGATCGCCGGAGTACAGCTTGCAGTTACGCGCAACCGATGCGGCGGTATCTGCCAGGTGCTCGGACGCGTTACGCGGAGCCGTACCCAGGAACTTGGCGATCTTCAGCGCGGCCATTGCGGAATCACTTCGGCGGCTTGCCCTTGCCCATCGGCGGTTTGCCCTTACCCATCGGCGGCTTGCCCTTGCCCATCGGATATCCCTTCACAGCAATCACCTCCTCTCATGGTCGCTGGCGTGACAGGCGCGAATGACGTCGCGCAAGCGGCGGTAGTCTACGACGGCCTTGGCCATTGCGCTACCAACCTGCGCCGCCTCGAGCTCCGCGGCAAGGCGCGTCATGAACGGCTGGTCGTAGGCGACAAGCGGCGGGCATACCGCCACTGTCGTGTGGCAGCCTGCCAGCAGGCTAGAAGCGACCAGAACGAGCGTCTTTGGCGACATCGTCTTTCTCCGTCGGGGCCGACGTCGCTGCCTGAGTCATGCGCGTCGTGGCGGCGGCAGTCGCCTCGGCGGTCTCCACGCGTGCCGCGGACTTGCCGCGGTTGTAGGCCGACATGAAGGCCAGCACGACGCCGATGATCGCCACGACCCACCCCAGCACCTTGGCAGTTGCGACACGCGCGATGTCGCCGGCTATCACGAATCGCCCTCGCTATTGCGCCGGTACGTATCGACGACGAACCAGAGCAGGGTGCCGAGCGCCAACGAGCCGGCGACGGCCATGACAACGTGCGGGTTCACGCCGACCCGGGACAATCCGTCCCACACGTCTGACACCTGCGCGACGACCTGCTGGAGCGTGGTAAGCGCGGCACCGGCAGTGGCCGCGATGGCAGGAGCAGGCAGGCGCGTGCGAGGGTCCTTGAAATCCGGCATGCCGCGGGTCGTCTGCAAATGAGCCCCCACGGGGCGCAGGTACATCGCCGCCTCGGCGGCGCGGCGGCGCGTCAGGCCTGCGCGCACCGTACCGCCCGCCTTGTTCCACATGCCGAATGCGGCCGCGGCCGCGGCATGCTGACTGTCGTTATGCAGGCGCAGCACGGACGATCTCCGGAACGCCCCGAGCCCGATGTTGTAGGCGAGGCTGACGAGCGCCGCGATCTGGTACTCGTTCGGGGTGCTCGTGCAGAGCTTGCGCACGGACCACTCGAGCTCGCGGACCCGGGCCCGTAGGCGCTTCTCGGCCATGTCGTACGTCCAGACCACGCCTTCGGTCACATCAGGACCAGTATCCCCGTACCCGATCGTCCAGACAGGCGGCCGGGCCATGGTGTCAAGGTACGCGCGCAGCCGGCACCCCTCGAACTCCCGTATGAGCGAAAGCCCCTCGTCGATGATCATGGCTTGTCCTGCTTTCCGTCGAGCTTGTCCGATATCCGCTGGATCATGGTCTTGATCTCGCTCAGATCGTCGCGCCGGACGTAGTCCCGCGGAAGAGCAATCTCGATCTTATGCAGGTCGCGTCGAAGCTCCTTCATCGCGTCCCAGATCTGCCGCGCAAACCAGCCGCCGACCGCGATTGTGGTACCGGCAACCAAGTTGATGATCGGTTGGTATTCGGTCATCAGAGCACCAAGAAATCGTTGTCTTCCAGGAGCGCACGGATCGCGGCGGCGTTGACACGCATCTCGATCCGGCTGTTGGCCGGGAACGAGGTAGCCGACGTCCCGTCGACGCCGCGGACGACGGTCAGGTTGTCGCCGACACGTGCGGTACACCGCACGATCTCGACGGTCCCGATGATCGACGTCAGGGTGGCGAAAAAATAGTCGCCACTGGCGAGGATCGGGAAAAGCGACCCCGTCCCGGGCGCAAGCTGGAGGACGCCGTCGCTGCTCGAGATCCCTACTGCGATCGTCGATTCGACGTTGTTGGCGTATACCACACCCATGACGGCCTCACACGAACGAGGGAGCGGACGCGGTCATCGAACCGCGCATGTTACTCAGGTTGGCTCGGGCACGCCGCTCGACTACGGCGGTGGCGTACGCACGAGCGTGGTACTGGGCCAGCTCGCGGTCCATCCAGGCCACGCCTTGCATCGCTAAAAGCTGCCGCAGAGCGCCGTGAAGGATCGCCTCCTCGAGCTCCGAGAAGGTCGCGTCGTCCATTCCGGCTGCGGTCCGCTTCGGCTTCAGTGCATAGTGCATCCGCAGCTCGTACGCACGGAGGTTGTCCGGCAGCGGGAGAACGATGAACTTGTCCGGTGCGATCTGGGTCACACACCGCGGCTCCGATGCGTTCTCGAGGATCGCCGTCGGCAGAACGTATGGCGATCCCGCGTTGAAGGCGCCTTCGTTGAACTGCTGGGATCCGGCGGGGTAGGACGGCGTCAGGCTCCACACCACGGACGGATCCTGCCCGCTGTACAGGTCAGCCCACTCGGGGTACGCGACCAGTGCCTGTTCGAGGGTCAGCATGTCGACGGGCACGTCGTTGATGGTCGTCTGGAATACGACGTGCACCGCGGCGTCCGCCGGCTTCTCGTAGTCATACTCGTGAACGCCCGGGACGAGCCGGCGCTTGGGCTGCGCTACCCGCCACATCAACGTCGTCTCGCACGCGTGGATCGCCGCCCTGCGCAGCGCCGCCAGGATCATCGTCTGGGGGCACCCTGGCACCTCGGGTGCGATGTCTGGGAGGACGGATGCGAACAGCCGAGTCGACATCAGATGACCTCGCCTTCGACGACGACACCCCGCCTGGAGGCGCGAGGTCTTAGCCCGGCAGCTTTTGTATCAGTTACGACCCGGCTCTGCAAGGAACTGGCCAGTGTTCCGGTAAACGCGTCCAGGAATAGCTTGGCGCGGCCAGACGACACATGCTCGTCGTCGACCGACTGCGCCAGGAACACGACGCCATCGACCAGCACGGGATGATACGCGTCGACCAGATCGAGGATCGTATCCGCAAGACCGTACACGGCGGGAGACCGGGCGTACTCCCCTACCAGAACGACGCCGGAAACCGGGGCTGGGTAGAGGAAGAACCGGTCGGGGTTCTTCACATGCCGCATGAAGTTGGTCGGGGTGCCGGCGGCCTCGGCCATCCAGCCGGGGTTGACCCGCGACAGCGTCTCCCGATCGACCTCCGTCAACGCCGCACCGCCGCGAACCTGAAACAGGTCGATCAGACGAAGCGCGTCGCTCGGCAACGACTGGACCGCGGACAGAGGCGTAGTCGGTATCTCCGTGATGACCCCAAACAAGTCCGGTCGCAGCACGGCCACCCGACGAATTGCCTGGTTGACGTAGCTCAGCAGGTCGTCGTCGCTGTACCGGTACGGAGACAGCGTGTCCTGGAGGAGCCGGCGAGCGTCTCGGATGACGTCGAGCGGCGTCACGAACGCCTCTTCCATGGCCGAGTCGATGCCTCGCGAGTAAGCTCGGCGCTGACCTGCGGCCCGGGGTCAGGGATCGTCGCCGTAGCGAGGTTCACGGCTGGCTTGCGCTCGCGTACCGCCGCAGGGATAAACCTCTCGGGGAACGCCTGCTCCTCCGTGATCTCCTCGAGCTTCGGATGCGCGGCGAGGATTGGGTGCCACTCGTACAGGAACCCATCCTCGCGATGCCGGAGGTAGCGCATCAGCAGTTCCAGGCGCGCAGCGACTTGTTGATGCGCGAGTTCGGGTCCTTGGCGGTCTTCTCGCTCGTAAGCTTCCTCTTCATGCCCTCCATACGCGCGCAGAAGCTATCGCGCCTCGGACCGCCCTCCGGCTGCGGCGGCTTGAGCCCCGGCTTGCCGGGGTTGGCGCGGTTGTACGAGGCCCTTCCCTTGGCGTTCAGACCGCCGTCAGGGTCCTTCCCCTCGCGTCGCTGCCATGCGGGTGTCTTGGCCATCAGAGAACTCCTATCCGATACGGACCATCGTCAGAACAACAGAGGGGGTAGCCGGCGCCACAAACGGCGTCGTCTTAGCCGCAGCGTACCCCAGAGACAGGTCAGCATGCTCGGTGGCCCAAGCCATCGACAGCGGCTGCCCGGGCGAAAGCGACTCGATGAGCGACGCATACGCGATCATAGCTCCGCCGTCGCTCAACTTGGGTACGGTTACGGTCGACGCGGACGCTGCGATGTCGACACCAGCGCGGCGAAACCAGAACGTCACGTCGTGGTCGGCGTTGGAGCCATTCAGGAGCTGTAACCGCGCAGTGACGGCGTACACGCCCGCCGTCGCGACCTCGACTGCTGTGCTGCTGACAAGCGCAACGCCGACGTTCCCGGCCGCAGCATCGCTGAACGTGACAGGCGTAGCGACGTCCGCCGACAGCAACTGAGAAGCCAGCGAGAAGAAAACGCCCCGCCGGAGGTCCGAGACCTGCGCCAGCGACACCGTCGACGCGAATACCCCGGAGAACGTCGCTCCGGAGATCGACCCACCGGTGACCACAATCGAGGCCGGATCCTGAACTGCGAGCCCGCCTAGTCCGAGGTTCTGCCGCGCGAGAGCGGCGGTACCCGCGCCAGTGCCACCACTGGCCACGGGGAGAGGGTCGATGCCCGAGATCGACCCCCCGAGGATCTGCACACTGCCCAGCTGGAGCGCGCCTACGATCGGCGTGATCTGATTACCCTGGAGCCGGATGTTACCCACCGACGCCGACCCGGTACCCAGCGAAAGCGCCGTCGGGACACCAGACGCGCTGACCACCGGCTTTTCGGTAGCCTCGGGGCCACCGGCTATGTGGAGGAGCTGGGTGTAGGAATTACGCACCCTCGTCCCGGTAAGCGTGTTCGACATGGCGGGCCTATGCGGCGATTTCGGTCACGGTGATCGACGACGCCGCGGTGCCGCCGAATACCTGCGCACCCTGGTACCCGTTCATCGCAACGATCGCGCTGCCGCTACCGCCGGCACGCAGCCTGATCGTGACCGGCGCGGTCGTGTTCAACGTCCCCGCCCACTGGAAACTGACCGCTACGATCTGACCACTCAGTGGCGCATACTGGGCCGTCACGGCAAACGCAGAGGCGTCGTTGTCGCGGAACAGGGCCGCGATCAGATGCACGTTGGCCGACACCGAGAACATCGCGCTGACTTCGATCACGAAGGTGCTGGTCGCACTCTGCGGCGTGATCGTGACCGATAGAAACTCACGACCCTCACCACTCAGCGGCACCGAGGCGTCGAGCGGGATTGTTTCCGTCGCCAAGCCGGCAAGGTACGCGCTGGACTGCGTACGCACCCGTTGCAGTTCGCGGCTGGGGAGGGACGCCAGTTTCAGGCGGTTCGCGTCGGAGACGTCAGCGATGAGAACGCGGTCTCCAGGGGCGAAGGCGACCACGGAAGGCGCGTACGTCGCCAGAGTAGCAGGCGTCACCGCGCGTGACGCGTCGCTGCCGGCGTTGACCTCGGCCTCGGTGGCCAACTCGATCTTGCCGGCAACGGTCACCGACGCATCCGGCGTACTCGTCGCCGCCGTCGTCTGGACTGTGGCGTCGGGGAACCGGAACCCGCCGACAGTCGACTCGATGACCTGATCCACACGAAACCCGGCGCTCGACAGGCGGCCGTACTCCGTACCGCTCTGGCTCTGGAAGACGTGCACGGCGGCGCGATACTGCCACGTCGCAAGCGCCGCGCCTGTGGCGATGCGCCCGATCGGGGCTCCGCCATTATTCAGCACCTCGACGGTGACGGTCGTATCGGCGAGCCCCGTCGATACTTCGAGCGCCGATGTTGCGGAGTTGCCGGTTGACGTGTTGCGCGACCGGAGGCCGGTGAACGGCGTGTTCGTCGACCCTACCCCGACCGTCAACCCGTTCCCTGACAGCGCCAGCGCGGACTGCGGCGTCGTGTCGAGCTTGACGCGCAGCGACCCGCCGCCGTCCACTTCGAGCCCGACGCCGACAAGGTTCGGAGCAATAGCGACCGCCAGCTCGGGGCGCGTGATCCGCTTCGTGGCCGACGCCGACGCGTCGAATACGAGGAACGAATCGTCCGCCGCCACAGCGCCGCCGGACAACAAGTCGAGTTGTGGGATACGACGTAGCGCCATAGGCAACCTCGAGGGTTAGCAGGGGCCTAGGCCCCTGCGCGTTACGACGCCACGATGACCCAGGCGGTGCCGTCGCTGACGAGCCACGCCCACGCGCCCGCAGTCGCGGCCAGGATGCCGGTGCCGGGGGTATTCGAGTTGGCCGGCCTGACGTTCGATGCCGCGGACACGACGGTCTGCGCGGCGATCGTCTTGATGATCAGAAACCGCCCCGGGTGCTGCGCCGGGTCGGGCAGCGTCGCCGTCAGAGAACCGGCGCCGTTACAGACGATCACCGTCTCCGCAGCGCCGACGGTGAAGCTCGCCGTCTTGAGCGCATCGGGGGCGGCCGTACCGATGGCCTTCCCGGAGAGACTGTCGAACGCCCCTACACCGCTGTTGATTCGCACGTTGTCGTGCGCGATTCCTGAATACACGCCCATATTCTACCCTCGCTGCAAGAGGAGCGGGGGGCACTACGCCCCCCGTCCGTTTCAGTTGACGTCGACGACGACGGCCCAGACGCGAGCCACCGCATTGTCGATCGAGTTGTGGTCGAGCGTGATGCGGATCTGGCTCGCCGCCGTGTACAGATGCGGCGACGTCAACGCCGATGCGACACTGCCGGTCGCGTTCAGGTTGGCGTTCGACACGAACCGGGTGGCCGAGCCGGAGTCCCCGACGTCCATCGTCGCTGTGGCCCCCTCGGCCTTGGTGACCTGGACGCCGACGGCCAGGACGAGACAGTTCGCCGGAACGGGGAGGACCTCGAGGGTGTCGGTCGCGGCAAGCGCCGCGGCCCCTGCGGCAACACGCGCCGCCGCGATCTTGGCGAAATCGAGGTCGACCTCGATCACCGAGACGCGATGGGTGTAGTTCGACAGGAACGCCGCAGTGCCCTTGTAGAACCCGTGGGAGTCGGTGAAGTCAGCCATTTCTGTTTCCTCCGTATCAGGCGAACTGAACGACGGCCTGGGCGAGGGACTCCGGCTTGACGACCTTGTAGCCGTAGACCTGAAGCCCGCGGATGATGTCCCCGAAGGTCGTCTCGGACCGGATGGTCTCCATCTCCGTCATCTGCGAAGCGAACGTGAAGCCCATCTTGTGGCCGGCGATGATCGACGTCTTGCCGGACGAGACGTTCAGGTTGTGGCTCATGTAGATCGTGAACCGGTCGATCATGCCGAGGCGACCATTGCGCAGCATCGACGTGTTGTCGCCAACGAGCGAGGCGTCCTTGAGCTCCGACTTCTTGATGAGACCGGCCATGCGCGCCGGGATCACCAGAAAGCGCCCGCTCTCCGGGCAGTTCGCCTCGTCGAGCACGGTCCCGATATCGACGATGAGGTCGACGACCGCGGTCGTGCCGGTCGCGCCGTCTTTGGTGACGGTCAGCGGGGCCGCGGTCGTACCCAGATTGAACGCCGCGGACTTGGCGCCCGCCGCTGCACCGCGGTTCAGCGCGGAGATATCCGGCAGAAGATCGGTCAGCACACGCTGGTCGATCTTGATCTTCATCTGCTCGGACGCATCCCGCGACCACATGTCCATGAGCTTGACGTCGGTCTGGACCTTGTCGACATCGTCCTCGACGCATGCGAAGTACTCGCCCTTGTCGATCACGAGTTGCAACTTCGGCTTGTCGGGGTGCTCGACGACGAGGTTCTGCCCCTTGACATAGTCGCGGATCGTGATGTTGGGCTGCGTACGGATGTTGACCGTATCGCCCTGGTTGCGGATCTCGCCTTCGTAGTCGGTGTTCGAGATCGCCGAGAGAACGGTGGCGTCGTAGAAGTTCTCGATCAGTTTGCCAGACCAGATCTCGGGGATGAAATTGCCCGAGTAATTCGGGCGGCCTGCTGCGGTGGGAAAGGACGGCATTGCCATGATCCTCTACAATCATCGGTTGACGATGCGATTCTCTTTCTGAGCTGCAAAGATATCGCGTTCGATGCGAGACCGCTCCTCTTCCCGTCCCCGATACAGACCGCGGCGGACATCATCGAAGAACTTCGAGATGTCGGCTGGCGAATAGGTTCTGCCCTGCGGAGCGGTTGCCGGGCTACCTGCGCGCCCACGGCCGGGCGCGATCTGGCGATCGAGGTCGGATGCTGGAGTGGGTCGCGGGGTAGGCGTCGGCGACGGCGGTGTGTTCGTGCTGGCACGCCACGTGGTGAAGAAGGCCGCAGCCCGACCTGCGTCCAGAGCTTTCTGCGCCTCATCGAGATGAAGCTGCCTCTGGCGGCCGGTGAGCGGGTCGACTTCGCGCAGCCACGCATGGAACTGTGGGTCGGAGTTGACGCTCCGCCAGTCGGGCACAGCAGCGGTGATCGCCGTCCAGAAATCCTGCTCGGCTGACTGAACCTGCCGCTTACCGATCTGCTCCACGCGGGGTTCAACCGTGGTCTGCAAGCTGTGAAGCGCCTGCTCCAACTGC